TTGTCAGTCTGCTTATAAAGATCCTCGATCATCATGAATTGTTCCGAATCGGCGGGCAATGAACCTAGTTGTCCACGTGGCCATTTTATTCTAAATTCTGTATTCTCTTCTAAATCTTTTTCCATTAGTTGTAGTCTAGTGTCTGCAACATTTAATCTTTCTACAATCTGGAAATAGCCCATGGTGCCGAGGGCGACGATTATAATCAGAGAGGCAACCGTCTTCATTGGCATTTGAACGGCTGCTTCTTCTGATATATTTAATGTGTTTTTACTCATTTTTTGTTTTTATCTTGCCAACTAAAAAGCCAACTTACATACCAATCTATCCAGCTTTTTATCTTAGCTTTAATTTTTTTAATCATTTTTCTTTTCCTCCATCTCGTAAAAGAAATTATCAGTGTCTTCTGTTCGCCACTTCTGTGTATCTTCTACGTTCCAATAGTTAGTTTGTACCTTCCAGTCAGGAATTTGGTCCTTAACAGTGAAGGATGGAATATCCCAAATCAATCTATTATTGGGTTGTGCTGCATAATTGCCGTCATTTAACGCAAGTATGTGGGCGCACTTATGTTCGTGCGGGATCTCAGAATGATCAGTATCTAGTATATTAGGTTCTGGATGTGCAAAGTCAACAGTAAATAAGTATTTGCCATAGTGCCATTTTTTATCTTTACCTATGTATTTACCTGCTTGTGATTCTAAAATATCCCAACTAGTAACAGCAGGATAATAACTGAAAGAATTCCAAAGCTGAAGTTCATCAAGTCGTCTTCTTGGTACGTCCTCGACTTTGAAACCACGTTGAATAAACGCACTAATAGGAAGGCGATAAAATACTGCGCCGCTCTCCATAAGAGCGTGGAATAAAATAGCACGACCTGTAATACAGCTAATACCAAAGATAACACAGTCTTCAACTTCTCCATGATGTTTCTTAAGATCATATAGATACTCTCTTCTTATTTGTGCGTACTCTACTGGTATGTTTGCATTTAAATAAGCCATAGTTTAACCTCATTTTATTGTACCCCAATTAGGTCCATATTCATAGTCTACCTTATTAGGCACTTCTAAGTCTACTGCTGATTCCATTATCTCTTTTATCTTTTCAGCGTTGTTATCTACAGATATATCAAGTTCATCGTGTACTTGTATATGTGGTGTGATGCCTTCCTTGTGTAGTTCTATCATAGCTTTTTTAGTCATGTCTGCTGCTGATCCTTGTATTAGTCTATTCAAAGCTTTGTAAGTATATGCTCTTCTAATGCCTGGTCCATGTTCCGTGAGCGCTGCATCGTGTGGCAACGGCTTATGTATACCAAACTGGTTTGGTTCCCATAGATGAAACCTACATAGTCTACCTAACAAAGTTCTTATTCTACCTCTACCCTGCGCACGTTGCATGACATTGTCCATTAATTGTTTTACGAATGGTACACGTGAATGATACTGTCTAAATAAACTTTCAGCTTTCTCTTTGTTGATACCTAGCTCTGCTTGTAATTTATTTTTACCCATACCATAAAACAGACCAAGGTTTATAGTCTTGGCCTGCTCTCTTGGTATCTCTGCCATTTCAGCAACAATCTGGTGAAAGTCCACATCAGTATCCTGATATGCATCCAATACGTCGCCCACTCCATAGAGATTCTGTAATGCTGCGTAGTGCACAACAAGTCTTGGTTCTTGTTGTGAGTAATCAAATACACCCCACTTGCAACCTTGTTCAGGTATAAACAAAGATCTAATCAATGGTCCAAGTTCTTTGTTACGTGCAGGTATCTGTTGTAGGTTAGGATTACTATAACTAAATCTACCGGTTACTGTACCACCACTATCTGATCTAAGCTGATTTATCTCAGCATGTATTCTTCCTTTATGTTCATGTTTTAATATGGTATCAATGAACGTAGTATGAGCTTTGTTTATTTCACGAGCTCTAGCAATTAATTTAACCACCGGATGTTGGTGGTTTTGTAAAAAGTTTTTAGTAAATGATGGAGAATTTGTTTTTTCGGTTCGGTCAAAAGGTAGGCGAAGTTTTTCAAAGACTTGCGCAATGGATCGAGCTGCCCATATTTGGGTATCTACTCCAGTTTCTTTTTTTACTTTTAATAGGCATTCTTTTTCTTCTGATGATAGTTTGTCTTTTAATTCATTCGCTGCTTGAATATCTACACGAACTCCTAGGAAACGCATATCGACGAGGCAAGGAAAGAGTTCAGTCTCGAGATCAAAAATAGATTGTATATCTTGATGTTGTATCTCTTGTTTCATGCTTTGCCATAATGCAAGGGTCATCTCTGCGTCTCTCTCAGCATACTCACCTACATACATAGCTGGTAGTTTGTACATCTCAGACTTAGGATCTACACCCCAAAGAGCGGCTGTTTCGTTCAATACAGCCTCGTTTTTGCCTCTTCCAAGGTAATCCCTACCCATTGAGCCTAAATCGTAACGAAAGCGATTCTCGTCCACGAGAGAGCCAGCAATCATAGTATCTACGATGGTTCCATTAATTTTAAGACCTGCAGCACGTATAAAACATACGTCATACATAGCGTTGTGAAATATCTTTGTAGAGGGGTAGTTTAGAATGGTTCTAAAGTAATCCATTACTATTTTCTCATCCATGTTACCACCACCTTCGTGTGCTATTGGATAATATCCAGACCATCCTTCGACAGCTAAGGCTATACCAACTATTTTAGATCTACCTGTAATAGAGCCAGATCCCATTGTTTTAAGATCAGGGTCTTTTGTTTCTAAGTCTATCGCTATCTCATCATACTTAGATAAGTCAGGAAAAGATTCTGGTGGTAGCCACTCTACCTGCGGGCTAAACATTGGTTTCTGTATCATGAGTAATCTCTTTCCAGTATCATTTTTAAATAATGTATTGCTTTTTCTATATCTTGTTGTCCTCCTTTTACAGAGTGCCTGCAAATATATTTTATAGCATTGCCTTCTGCAAACAAAAGTTTGTTTTCATTAATAAACTCTGCTGGCTGTATCTTCATATTCCGGTAGTGCTTGCCACCTACCTGCTCTTCTAATGAACTGTATGTAGTTCCTTTAAACATATTTTTGTGTGTCATTTTCCTCCTTTATGCATATTTTGCTTCTTTGTGTATTTGATATGTTGTTTGTCTAGATATTCTTCTATAAATTGGATAACCGATAGAATTCTTTTTGTGAGTTACGAGTTCTAAATTTTCTATTCTGTAATCTACAGTTTTAAAATTTTTATGATTAACAACATAACTACCACCGTCTTGTTGATGTAAAAGTTTTTTTGGATTAGAAAAAGCTTTGCATACAATAATATGAAAGTATGTCTTAACTCTTTTGTGTCTTCCATTTTTATCAAACTCTGGTGTATAAACTGTTAGATTAACGTAAGGTTTTTTAGCAGAAATAGAGCCATTCATTTTGCCTCCTGAGTTTAGATCTTGATGATACCCTTTTAATTTTTTTACATAAGGCCAAATTGGTTTGGCGTAATGTTCATCACCAAATTGTAATTTAAGATTACGATAAGGGTGATAGCCTCCTGTCCTCATCAACATGTACATTCCTGGTAAAACTCTTTTATCTATTTCTTCTAATGGTATCTCGTCTCTTGTTTCAATCATATGCTGTATCCTTTATATTCTTGTTTTGGTGATATGATATGTAGATGTTCCTTGGTCCTTGTTGCACCAACGTAGAACAATCTATTCTCATCATCTGGGTTTTTTTCGTATGCCTTCATTGTGTTTTCACTGAGATCAGTTAATAATACAACGTTCTGTGATTCACCACCCTTTGCACCATGTATGGTTGACAAAGTTATTCGTGGATCTTCGTTCAGTTTTTCTCCATTCTTTCTCATCTTTCTTAGATAACTTACATCTCGACTTGGTGCATCATCAAATGCCTCAAACCAAGGTTTATCTGTTTTCAAACCATAAGATTGTTTAAGTGTATCTATATCGTAAGAAGAATCTTTCAACATACCTTTTAGTTTTTTCTTATCTGTATTATCTTTCATGTATCCGTAAATTCTTTCTATTTGTTTGTATGCTATAGGTTGACCTTTACGTAAGTTCTCCCAGTCTTGCGCAGCATAGTGTAATTCTTGTTCTTTAGTTTTTTTAAATTTGTTTCTGTAATACAAACCGTTTCTATATAATGTGTCTTCTAACTCGTTTAACATGTATTTAGTTCTAGCCATAACTAACCATTCACCTGAAGACATATCTAATTGTTCAAAGTCATCATACCTAGACAAAGCTCCTTGATGTGTTTTTGGTTTCCAAGTTTTATCTATTCTATTTCTAACTTTGTTTATTATATTCATAGCAACATTATGCACAGCTGCTGGTATTCTGTGTGATTGTGTAAGTGGCACCATCAAACCTTTCTGTGCAATAAAAGAATCTACATCTGCACCTGCCCACCTAAATATTGCCTGATCATCATCACCTGCAATAAAAGAATCTGTTGTTTTATTCCAAATACTTTTTGCCATATCCCACTGCATTAATGATAGATCTTGTGCTTCATCTATAAATACCACATCAAACTTTGGTGACTTATCTGATTTGATAAAGTGTAATATCATGTCGTTAAAATCTATTAGATTGTATTCTTTTTTGTATCGTTCTATCTCATTTGCAATAATAGTTAGCTTATCTCTTTCAAGATCACTGTTGTGTTCTGCTAAATCAAACTGTTGTTC